GATATGATCCATTATTTACTCCTATCCAGCGGGCGCAGTAGCATCAGCAAGAATCTGCACACCCAATTCAGGGCGCCACACGCCTTTGGCGTAAATAGCAGACATCACGAAGTCATAACCCCGGCGCTTCACATTGCGGTCAGGTTCGATGCGGATAGGCTGGCGCCAGTCAAGTGCGAAAGCGTTACGCGGGAACACGCCGCCGTAGAAGTCGGCATCGGAGTTAGCAGACGCGAATACCTGATACATCGGCACGCCCATGAAGGTGGCGACGTATCCACTGCGGGTCATTTCTTCGGTGTAACTCGGAGCCTGTGCAAGTGAGGAACCAGCGACAGATGCGGCCTTAGCCAAAACTGCGTACTGATAACCATGAAGCACACAAGCGAGAGGAACGCGAGAGTTCTTGTTGGCGTTGCGGGCCTGCGCGATTGCAGCAGCCACCCAGGCCCAGGTGATGGCGGTGTTGGCAGTACCAACGGTTCCACCAGTCAGGCTTGAGAACAAACCAACGAGGTCTGATTCCACTTTGTCAGACGCGGCGAGGCCGAGTTCTGACGCGACATCGGTGATGATATTTTCGGGCAGCATGGAGGCTGCGCGGGCATCGGAGACAAAGGCGCCAAGACCAATTTGTGCGGGGGTCAAGTCCTGGTCAGCCGACGGGGTGAAGGTGCTTGACGTGATTTCATCAGCGTCACTCACTTCTACTGCAGTCAGTTGATTGTACTTGTACCCACGGCGCACATTCATTCCGGTCTGATCGCGGAAGACCGTGACCAAGTTTTGCATGGTCGCGGTTTCACGGACGACGAAATGGGCGTCTTCTTCGATGCGCTGGGCGATGTCTGATACATTTGCCCAAACGTTATATCCAGTAGTCATTATTGCTCCTTAGAGTCCCAACCTTTTCCGCTTTTCAGCATCAGTTTCGGTTCGCTGTTGTCCACCGTTGGGATTAGTGGCGTCAAGTTGCGGAGCGTTCTTTTTCGGTAAAGTTTCTAGTATTGCCTTTGCGTCTGCTTCGATTTCTTCTTTGGTTTCACCTTGCAGGCGCAAAGCGAGCGATTCAGGTAAACCAACTTTCACAGCAACGGATTGTTTCAATGAGTCTACTTTTAGCCTGTGATTCTCGGCTTCCAAGTCAGCGGCTTTCTTCTGTGCTTTTTCGAGGTCAGACATGGCGGCTTCTTGCCGTTTCTTTTCTTCCTCCTCGAACTTCGATAACTTCTTGTAGTGCCGTTCCGCTTCCTCAGTTTTGTTTTGCGCTTTCCGTTCTGCCTCTGCCAGTTTTGCCTTCAACGATTCAACCGTTTCCGGTTCCTGCACAGCAGGAGTTACCACTGGGTCTTGTGGTTCTGGTTCTTGTCCCGTCACGGGAACATCTTGATCGTTTGCCATCTCGGCTATCCCTTTCTTTCTTTGGAATACAAAAATACCAACCTTGCGATTGGTTTGATACGTTTATGTAGCGTTGGCTATTTAGACTTACGGAATTATGCGCGTCTCACGCACGCTCTTATTATACCACAAACCTATAACAAAGGTTCTACAAATATAAACCATGTTGAAATTTTATTACTTTGTGTTATCATGTTATTGAATAAACATTTTCGAGAGGATGATATATGAAAAAAATTATTGTGATTTGTTTTTTGTTTTTACCCTTCCTGTGTTCTTGCGGAATTTCCGAAAGGCAACAAGAAAGGTGCGAAAATTCTTTTGTTCTGCAAAAGGAAATCGTCACCACTCCAGCCGATCCGTCGTGCGACATGATGATGACCGCAAAAGATAATTATTATTGCGTGGCATCTTCTGGAACAATTGAGGAGTATCAAATATTGATTGGAGAAAATCAATATTCACCAAATGGATATTATATTCATGTAACCCAACTGGCATATGAAAATATAAGTGTTGGCGATGAAGTTCCAGAGGAATTGTGCGAATTTAGTTTCTGGTCGCATTAGCGTTTCTTTTTCTTCGGCTTCTTGGAAACATCGAGGGCGATTGCGACGGCTTGCGCGTGGCTCTTGCCCTCTTTTTCGAGTTTTTCTATATTACTACCGACGTTCTTCTTACCTTTTTTGAGTGGCATGTCATAAGTCCTTATATGGCGTAACCGATACCATCGAACCGTATACCTCATCCTCACGATGGTTGACCAACTGATTGAAACTAATATCCCCGTTATTCAACAATTCCCATGTGCTATTGCCGACCACGTTCTTCTGCTCCGCTTCTGATAGGGAATTGAAATAAGCCTCGCCTTGTCCAGCATAATCATTCCCGCCGCCGATCACTTTAGGAACAGCGTAGCACTCCCCGTTGTAATGGTCGTCTATCGTTTCATCGTTGCTGTGTTCTGTGCCGTGTAAAGCCATGCAGGCCGCGCAAGTCTCAGGAGCGAGAACGGATACCCATATCCATCCTTGTACAACGTCTGAATTGGCAACGTATGAAGCCCTGTTTGCCTCACGGTAACTGTATATTTGAACGGTGCGGGTCATGCGTAAAGAGTCGGTTAATCCTATCCCTAACTCTTTGGTAATCATTCCGGCGATAGTCTTCGGATTCGCTCCGAAGGCCACCTGGTCGAGGATGGTATTCGCCACAGCCTGCGCCCGTGTAGGCGCGAGTAGTTCAATCCGCTTCATCAGCGGCGAACCTTCTTGCATGTATCCTATCAATGCTTCTATAGCGCGTGGGTTCAATGTCTTCCAGGTTGCAGCGAGTCCAGGGTTTTGTACCAGCACCATAGACTTGGCGTCCACGATCCCGTATTTGATAGCCGTCGTGCTGGTCTGTCGCATAACAGTTTCTGCGTATCCGCTAAACGTGTTTAGTTCACGCTGTATCTCAGAGATAAGCGTTTTGTATCTTGTAAGTTTGGCAATCTGCCCGCGAGTAGGATTTTCGATGGTCGATATTTCCAACGCCAGCGCGTCAATACGTGGCAAGAGTCGCTTATACATATCCCCATAAGCGGTGATGATTTGATTCAGCGCCTTTTCGTCTGCCCTTGATAGGGCATCTCGCAGCGCCTTGACTAAATCCACAATTGTCTCAGGCTTTGGCATTAGACTTCCTCGAATTTCATGCTAACTGGTTTCCCATCAACCATCTTAGTTCCAACCCTCATAGCCGTTTCCTGCTCATTGGATTCAATGACTTCCACCAGACAAGGAAGATTATCTGATAGCGCCTGCTTGACGACTTTCTCAATCTCGTTGTCATTCTCGATCAAGTAAGTCTTTATGCCGTATGCTTCGGCGACCTTGCGAATATCAGGAAGGGTAAAATCCGGCTCGTTGCATCCAACGTAATGGCTGTCAAAATACTTTCTTTGTGTGTTCATAATCGCGGCATAACCGCCGTTTGACAGTACGAAAAACTTGATTGGAAGTTGCAGACGTTTGACGACTTCCAACTCCTGAATATTCAACTGGAAACCGCCGTCGCCATTCACGCAAATAGTCCTACGTCTGCCAGAACCTAGACAAGCACCGATGGCACCAGGAAGTCCAGTTCCCATAGCGCCCATAGCGCCAGCGTAACTGAAGCGCTGACCGTATTTGACCTTCCACGCCTGCCAGATGTGGTTGGCGCAAGTAGACGACATCCCCGGTGAGATTACGTCGTCTTTGGTGCATTGATCGGATAGGACTTCAACTAGACGGTAGTTGTTTATCATTAGTCTTCTATTCTTGCAACGATTGTAAAATTTCCAACTTTCTTTTTACCCAACAACACTTCCACTTCTTCGCGCGTTTCTCCGTAGGGGACATACTCTCCGTTCCTAGTCTTTTTACATAGTTGACCCTCGTATTTATGACCCGGTGGAGCAACATAAGTATTTTCAATGAATATCGGTTTTCCAAAAACATCAAATGTCAAAGCCATTAATTCTCCTTTTGCATCTCTTTACACTGTTTCAGCCACGCCATATATTCACCGTCAACCTTCAGCGCAAGCAGGAAGTCTTTTACATCCACGTTCACCTTCACCCATGAGTCATCAAACTTTGCCAACTCTGCCTGGTCAATGTCCACGACGATCTTCTTTGCCAACGGCGCGAAGGTTGCCAACTGGTAGGCTGTTTGGTCGAAGTCGAGTTTAGCACCGAGTACCAGGATGAAGTCGCACATCTGCTGTATCTTGTTGGCTGCGCGTTGACCGATACCGCCCGGCCTGCCACAATAAAGCGGGTTGTTATCAGATAACAGTCCCAATGACTTCCATGTCGTCAGAACGGGGCATTTGAGATTATCAAGCAGGGTATAAAATTGCTTCTCTGCGTTACCTGATATAATCCCGTATCCTGCGAATATAACGGGCTTAGAAGCCTTCCTGATGGCTTCTTTTACGGCGTTGCACCCAAACTTTACCGCCTCCTCCTTTTGGTATGTCTGCCACTCATTCTCGACACGGGTAAACTCTGGAATCTGCGACGGTTCGATGTTGGCGGCTTGAATATCGAGTGGAATATCAACCCACGCCGGGCCTTTGCGTCCAGACGTTGCCGAGTAGATTGCCGCCCCCAGGATTATCTTTATCTTGTGAGGATCTGTTATGGTCACGGCGTACTTCGTTATCGGAGCGACCATTGAGATAATATCGCATTCCTGCGAACCAACGTAGCGTCTGCCTGATGTACCCATCATCTGTGAAGTCTGTACCTGCCCGCTTATGAATAACACGGGGGTTGAATCCATCCACGCCGCTAAACATCCTGTAATCGCATTGGTTGCGCCAGGCCCCGTTGTTGTCATGCACACGCCCAACTGGTTAGTGATATGCCCGTATGCCTGCGCGGCTAGGCTCGCTCCCTGCTCGTGCATCATGCAGGTATATTCCAGTTTGGATTTACCCAGCGAGTCGTTCAAATGCATACTTCCTCCGCCAACAACGAGAAACACTCGCTTGGTGTAGTGAGATATGTACTCGATTACGAAGTCGGATAACTTCACATCACCTCTTCAATCCTCGGCAACAAGTCATTCATCTTTGACCCGTAAGTATCTGAAAACTCTCTGTCCTCTGACATCCTGCATACCGCGCTTCGTTCTCCGAAGTATCTCATGCCCCTTTCTAGTATAACAGATAGCGGTTCGTCATATAAGTTACCCAGCGATGTATACATCCACGGACAGGGAAGAACGTCACCGAATCCGGTTATGCTGATGATGCGCTTCACCGCAAGGCATCCCAAGTCTCTGTTGTGCTGAATGGAAGTGTGGTCATACCCGCCGTATTTTGCGAGCAGAAATTTCACCCTCGCAATGTCATCGGCGGCACAGAGTAGATCGTAGCGACCAGCCCACTCACCGACTGGTTTGGCATACACCACACTTGGAGCGCCGCCGTTGTCAGCACAGAATTGGAAGAACCTTTCGAGTTCCTCAGAGTTGGCGCGTTCATGGTCTACCACCGTCGCAATCTGTAACTGCATCCCAGCATTTCTTACGTATTCCATAGCCTGTATAGCCCTTGCGTGCGACCCTGGTTTATTCCTGAATGAGTCGTGCTGTTCTGCATCCATGCCGTCTATACTGATCTGCACCTTGTCCACGCCGTAATCCTTCAGCCATAACGCGGTGTGTTTGGTCATCAGCCAGCCGTTTGTGTCAAGTTGGATGTGGAATCTATCCGGCATCATGGCTTCTATAAGACGCGGTAACTCAGGGAACGTAAGTGGTTCGCCACCGGACAATCCCCATTGAGCGAGTCCGTATTCGTCTGCTTGTTTGGCAATCTCGGCGACCTTAGCAACGTCTAATCCCCTACCTCGTTGTTTTCTGAATCCAGCAATCGAACAATGGGAGCAATAGAAGTTGCATTGGTAGTTGTATTGAAGCTGCATGATAGCGATTGACTTGCCCTCTTTGAGCATGTCATCAAACTTCTGCATCTTTGCATAAGCGAGCGGTTTGTCGGTTTGGAAGGTCATATCTCAATCACCTCGTTAGTCAATCCCAGCCCACGAATCCGGTCAATCAACCTGCTGCGCTGACCCTGTGCAACAATAAGGATAGGTGCATCGTTGGTAGGTAGTTCAACGATAGGCTTTCCGTCAAACGTAGAACCGCGCATGGCTGGGTCGTTGTCAATGTAATCCAGAATGTCTAATTTGACCTGCGATAACAGCACCCATGCAATATCGCCAATGCCCCAAATGTTTACGGGGAATGTAATCTGTTTCAGCTTCTCGACTCGCTCCTCGATGTTTACAGTCACGTGTAGCATGGATGCCTTTGCGGTATCCAGGTGCCTGAAGTACATCCGATAGCATGGCGCTTTATGCGAGGAGCGAATATCACGATATGTCACGATCTCGACCAACTCAAAGCCGTATCTATCCATGAGTTTTAGATAATCAAGAAGCCGGAAGTGGTTGAGATGCTTCGTATGGAAGTCAAGCATCGGCATACCCCACTCATTGACAAGCCCGGTAGAATCCGGCCCGTCTACGATGAATAGGCCATCTTGTGCCAAAGCCCCTGTAATCTCTGTCATGGTTTCGTCAAGCGAGTACACATGCTCCAACACATGTGAGGCCAGCAGGATGTCACAGGGCGGGATAGGTTCGCCAGCGTTCAAGTTATACGCTTCTGTGAAGCCGATTGATTTTAGCCGTTCAACACAGAGCGATTTACCATCATCGCCAGATCCGCCAAAGTCCACAAACCTGGTAGTCGTTGGGAAACGTGCGCCAATCTGTGCGGCGATTCCAGACAGGCGTTCTTCTACGTCTTTCGAGTTGATCCCATAGCCATAATACTTGACATAATACTCGTTCATCATTTCTTGTGTGAGGTCGCCGTCACCGTAGAGCATCCCGCAATCGGAGCAGACATACCAATCAATGTGCGTTGGCAGAGGCCAGCCGTCGGGTGTTTTGAACGTACTTGTAAACGATAACTCTCTTTTTGAACTAGTGCATACAGGGCAATTTCTCATTTATCCTCCTCTAATTACCAAACAATCAAATCAACAGATTCTTCGCCGTATTCATCTGTTGCATAAAGAACGGCATCAATATCATAACATCCCTCTTCTTGCCCTGCGCTTAAATCTATATAGACAGGGATATTGCCGTGCTTCTCTCGGTGAATTTGCAAGGCCAATATAAGTCCATCTATGTCTTTAATCTCTAAACATTTCTCTTGCTCTGTTCTAGTATCAATTTCTGTCACGCTATCATTCTCCTCAGTCCGTATTCTAGTGTGTAGTTTTGCTTTAGTCCCAACTCGTGCGCCTTCTGGCAATTCGGCAGATAGTACGGCGCAGGTTCGACAAAATCATCTTTCACATATTCTATTTTAGCACCTGTCTGCTCAGATACAAGACGCGCCAGAGATTTTATCGAAGTTGGTATCTCAGAACCTACGTTGTAGATACCCGTCCCTTTATCCATGAGTCCAAGAAACCAGATAGCCGCATCCACTCCATATAGATACGACCTCACCGCCTTGCCGTTGTTGAATACTTGCAACGGTTTATTGTGTACCGCTGCTTCTACGAAGTGGGTAATAGCAAAGTAGTTTCTCAATCCCCTGCCACAAAATGCGAATGGGCGGGCAATCACGAAGTTGTCATAATCTCTCTGTAATGCGTTTTCTTGAACGAGTTTATTCCCGCCATATAGGGTTTTTGGATTACATTCATCAGTCTCTTTGACGCGATGTTGTACCCCGCCATAAACCGCGCCTGACGAAGTATACAGAATCTTGGCGTAAGTCCTACGGGCGCACTCTATGACAGGCGCAACGTCTACTGGTGCGAAGTGGAATATCATATCATAGTTGTTATTGAGCGCGAGTTGATATGTCTCGCTGTTGCAGATCGTGAGGTTCGCCACGTCTGATAGTATCTCTCTGATATAACTTCCAAAGAATCCCGTCGCTCCAGTTATCAAAACATCCGCGCCAAAGAAGCGGGATAGATTGACGCTATTCAATACGTGCTGTTTCTCGGTTGCCGCTAACAAAGTCATAAATAGTCTCGATTGTGTAATCCAATTGGTCTTGATTCAACCCGTGCCAGCACCCGAACCAGAAACCATCCTTCATCACCTTGTCACAATTCGGGAGCGGGTCATGGTAGAGTTTCAGCGCATGATAGGCTGGTTGTCTGGTGATATTCCCGCCGAACATAAGTCTAGTGGCTATCCCCTGCGATTCAAGGTACATGGTTATTTCCCTGCGCGTGAATGCGCAATTGTCACGCAAGGTAAGCGGGAATCCAAACCACGGCGTATTTACTCGCGTAGACTTTGGCAGTATAAAGAAGTCTTCCAGTTTCAACAATGCAGCATAGAGATAGTTGAAGTTGATAATACGCTGTTCTATGAACGCGGGGAGTTTAGACAACTGGACTAAACCCATAGCCGCTTGCATCTCAGTTGCCTTTAGGTTGTAGCCAATTCTCGCATAAGTATATTTGTGGTCGTATTCAATGCCGTCTACCTGGTGGTCGAACCGATGCCCGCAGGTATCATCCACACCAGGCTCGCACCAGCAAGCACGCCCCCAATCCCTCAGAGATTTATATTTCATGTACTCATTGGAACTATTTGTGCAAATCATCCCGCCCTCGCAGGTTGTCATAAAGTGAGCCGGGTAGAACGAGAATGAGCAGGAACGGGTATCCTTGCCTGGAAACATCCCGTCGCAAGAATCCAACACGTCGCCGGAATAGCAGAAATTACCCAAGAAGTGACAGGCTACGTCTACCTGTTTTGGCAGGTATGTACCCAACTCAATATCAACCAGATACGGCCTGTGTCCTGATTGAATAAGTGGGTTGATCGTCGTAGGAAATGAGCAACCAGATACCAACGGTGGCGAATCAAACTCGCGGCTTCCCAATAGTAGCAGGTTTGCAGACGAACCGCTATTCAAGAACACGCCATACTTGTACCCCATAAACTTAGCGAAGGCGCGTTCAAACTCAGGCACGACAGACGACCCGAACATATCCACATTGGCTACCGCTTCTTTCTCGCGGTGGTCTACGAGTTGCCCGCTTACGGGTACTTTGAGCGTTATCCCTGTTCGCATAAGAATCCCTTGTACCACTCGATAGTCTTTACCAATCCGTCTGCCAGTTTATACTTTGGCAGGAATCCCAATTCTTTCTTTGCCTTCGTAATGTCAAGCCATTGTGAATCGATCTCGTTACGAGTACCTAGAAACTCCGCATCAAATTCTATACCCATAATATCGCAAATCATTTGAACGGTATTTCTGACGTTGGTAGGTTCTTCTCCGCTGAAGTTATACGCTCCCACGTTACCTGATTCACCCAGCAACATATAAGCATCCACACAATCGTCAATATACAGGTAATCTCTGACCATGCCCCCGTCACCGTAAATCTCAGGCTTCTTTCCCCTGATGATATTGCGGATGGTCTTTGGAATCAGTCTGCTGAAGTTTAGATCGCCTGCGCCGTAGATGTTCCCACACCTAGCAACTGCAATCGACATATCAAACGACTTACTATAAGAACGTCCTATCATGTCCTCACAAGACTTTGACACTTCGTAAGGATGAATCCCATTGAGCGCCATATCCTCTGTGTAAATCTTGCCAGCATCGCCGTAAGCCTTATCACTTGACGACACGACCATGCGCCTGACACCCGCGTTCCTGCACGCTTCTAAGACAGACACAGACCCCATGATGTTGGTATTCAATGTTCCATAAGGGGATTTGTTGGCAACGTAAACCTGTGTCTGCGCGGCAAGGTGAAATACTGTATCAACCTCATATTCACAGACGATTCTTTCTGTAATGTCGCGGTCTACGATGTCACCCAGGACGCGCCGAATTTTATTATAGTAACCATTTCTAACTAAATGGGAGTTTGGTACAAAATCGCGCACGAGCGCTACGACATCGGCGCCATCATCCACCAATCTCTTGACGAGGTGAGAGCCAACCAGTCCAGTAGCGCCCGTGACAAATACGTTGCGGTCAGTCCAATAAGACATAGAAGCGCCTCCCTAGCGCGTTATCCCATATCAGTATACCATAACGGAAACTAAGTTTCTAGCCATCCTCGCAGGGAAACGGATGCCGCGCCAGTAAACCCCGCAATCACACTAACCTTTATATCCACTTTCTCTACAAGTTTAGTGGGCACGTCAAAGTGAATGGGCGCAACAGAGTTGGCGCAGATCACTTCTGTATAAGGGTAGAATATTCCAGGAGTTCTTACGCCGTCGTTCTGTGTTGCCCTAGTGTAAAGACGCGCATAGTATGTTTGGTTGGCAGCATACCCGAAACTAAACGTGGCCTGGGTGACGTAAAGCGTTTTTCCTGCGGGAACAGTATAAGCGGAGTTTCTCGCTCTCGTGTATCCCGCAGAGATATATGAATACGTCACCGCGCCAGCCGTGTTGGTAAGAGAAAGATTGCCGGCGGGCTTTCCTGTCGTTCCGGCTGACTCTACCCTAAACCCATTGACGCGGTAGATGTTAGTTGCAACCGTGTTTACCAGCGCCGTACCATTTAGCGTGCCAACTTCTGTGTGTTCTGCCCACGCATCATCAAGATAGTAAATCTTTACTGTCAAAGCGCCATTTCCACCAGCCTTGTCATTCGTATTATCGCTTGAAAAGAATGTCATCTGCTGCGCGGCTCCAGGAAACACATAAACGCCCGTTTTGCTCCAGACGTCCGCTTCTGCGGTTCCGGTTGCCCCATTATGGCCTATCTTCATCCATGATTCATGTCCACTGATATTCCCCTCCGCTATGTCGTAGGTATATGGCATGGAAGAAACACGTGGCTTACCGTCTACAAATTTCACGCCTTGAGCCGTACCGCCGTTGTCCGTTATCCTGGTACTCAAATTGTCAAGGTCAATCCACTCGCTCGCTATTTGTTGCCGTGGAAAGTTGTCTGTCATTGACCACCTCTGTTAAAGTTTTGTAGCAACATTTCCCCAATGTTGTCTCCCTGTGATTTTTCATTGCCAATCTTTTCTTGTTCCTGCTCGAAGTCTCTACCGCGTTCTGTGGCAACGGTTTCCTTCGACACAAGACCCAATTCCAGCTCTGTCTTCAGCGAGTTCATTTCTTCCACATCATTGGCTGGCAGCACATCAGGCCAGATAATTTCACCGTGTTCTTCCGGCATGTTATTGAGAATGAGCAATCTCCTAAACAACTCCTCCAGCACCTCCCCATATAACGCCTGTTTAGTGTTGTTCTTTGCGATAGCGTCTTGATATAAGACCTTCAAACCGAAGTTAGTTAGCGCCCCTAGTTTATCTGACATGCTAGATATATCGACTGTTCGGGTAACATCGAATAGCGCCTGGCGCATGGTGGTTAGATACTGCTGGGATGAAGCCAAGTCGCTCTGCATTTCGACAGAATGGACATCCTGCTCTGCGGTTGTCTTTAGTAACTTACCCGGTTCAATGTCCACAGAATTATTAGACCCGCCCGCCATTCCCTTGCCAATCAGGATAGGGTGAGCGTGCAGGCGTAGAATCTTTGAGATGTTAGACGACGTGAGGTTTAGTCTATCCTGCAACTCTACAACATCCTGGGTTACGTCGGGATCGCCGTAGACGCTTTCGATGTTAGGCAGGTTCTGACCGTGAATGATTGGTGGGAATGGATACAGCCAGTCGGTTGTCTTCTCGATAGCGAATTTATCATTCTCGATTGTGCCTGATTCAATTACCCACTTCTCGCCGTCTAGTCTGGTGAGTTCCTGCCTGATGACCTCTTTGCCATTCTCTTTGACAATGTAGACAATGCGGTAAGCAGTCACCTTCTCTTTGTCATTCGGCTGGGTTTCAATCGTCATCAGCATTGGGTCTAGCACAATCAGGCGCGGATACACAACGCCCTTGTAGATCAATCCTTCGGGGACAATCTTGACGTAGAACGTACCCGCCTCGCTACCTGTAAGCCCCATGTTATGCAGAAGCAACTCCTCACGGTTCGCCTCTAATACCATGTCGATATACTCTTGAGCTGTCTCTGTGTCGAATTGTGTATCAATCCCTTTACCAAATAGCATAGACACAGACCTGTCGATGACAAGCCCGGTGAAGTTCATCACGATATTATCGTCCGGCTGGAAGGGAACGATCTTTAACTGTCGCTTCTGTTTTCCAGTACGATAATTGCGCTGTTGTGTCACCTCTTTGACCTGATGCCACACTTCCGCCGGAAGTAGCCAGCCTTGCAATATTTCACGTAAGCCCATAGTGTCTCCTATAAATCCAAGTCAATTATCTCGACTTCTCGACCAATCGCATGGTGAGCAATCGCCAAACTCATAACGCAGTCATCGTGTTGTCCGTCCGGCGCTGAATATGAGTACAATCCACCAGGCGTACGCTTGCTTTCAAATGACAATAACTCCCCAACAAGAATGGGGTTATCTAATATCTTTATGTTTCCATGCTCAAACTCTGATTGCAGATGTTTTATAATCAAGTCCTTGCTTGCGTTGGTTGTAGTAAAAGGAATCACATTCATCGACTTATAATGCAGGTGATCTATCACGCCTTGACCAATCGAATTAGCCTCTATCATCATCGCTTCCAGGTGCCAGTTGTGATAGATAATCTCTAACTTGTCCTCAAGCATCAGGTAATCGATGCGGTTGAACCTATCCATGTAGACCATTTCTTTGGTCTGTGCGTCCAACACAGTTACAACTGTAAAGTCCACGCTTGATGCAACGTCCACGCCTGCTATGTATTGATGGTCTGGAATCCTTTTTGCAAGTGGTTGTAAAACAGCCGCGTCCTGTACCCTGCGGAATACCATGCCGTCAGACGTGATGAACTCTGCCATGATCTCCTGTCTGTATGTTATCTCTGGCAGGGTGCGCTTCGCTTCTTCTAATTCCTCTACGGGTATGAACGGGTTTTCCCATGTTGACTTCTGCCAACTCGACCAGTCCTTTTCGAGCGGGTCTTGCCCGCGCTTATACAGCGCATGAAAGAAGTCATAACCCCTGGGGGTCGAGCATATCATAGCCCCACCGCGCAAGTCCATAAGCGACGCCCTGATAACGTATTCCCATGAGTATTGAAGATGTGGAATCTTAGCCGCTTCGTTGATGATCGCCCTCTTGTAATGTTTACCACGAGAAGCATCTTTATCATCAAGCGACCACATGGTTAAATTACCGCCAGTGGCGATCTGCAATCGTTTCTCTTGTTCGGATTTGTCCGTTGTAATTACTGATAACGCATTGACCAACCAATCCCAATTCTCAACCAGGGATTTGTAATTAGGTTCATACCAACTTACAGGTTCGCCAGCAAGCATCCCCTCGACGGCGTAATTGCGGAGGATAATATCTTTGCCCCACCGCCTGCCATTATCGAGTACATTAAACCGATTGAGATTGTCATGTATATCCTTTTGGCTAGGATGATACGCTGGGAGTTGAACTCGGACTGTTTTCATATTCTACAATCACCCTCAATCCATTGTCTGCAATATCATCCAGAGCGTTTTTGGGCGGGCCGTCTACGTGCTTATATAAGAATTGGACTGCATCCCACCAGTCATCAGAACCAACTTTCATTTCGGTAATCCCGTCAGGCATTGTCACCTTTGCCTCGGTTAGTGCTTGCCAGATAGCATCCGCGAGAAATTGATTGCGGGCAATTTCCTTTCCGCCAACAACCACTTTTTTCTTCCCTGCCTTTTCGAGCAGGTTAGTTAGCGCTCTCTCTTTCGGGGGTCTCCCCGTTGGATTGCCACTCCGACCTTTTTGAAACGGCATTTGATACCTCGTTGTTATGCAATAATTCTGTATTGACCGCAAGACAGGCGCACTCTAGCATTATTCCAGGCTGCTTCGCCTGAATAAGCGCCGTCATCGTATTCGGGTCTGTGTTTAGATCGAGCGTGAGACGAATCCCTCCGTCAATCGTTGTCTGTACCTTGAATACTTGCGCGGAGAATCGGATTGCGTTATCAGTCATCCGCTTGTATCTGGCCCACAAATGATATGTTTATCCATACCATAGATTATAACACAAACACTATACAGACGTTATACAAACAGAAACTCCCCGATGTGGGGAGTCCCGTTGTGGTATTTATGCAGCCAAGTTGCCTACGCAAACGAACCGCTAGATGCAGCCCTCTCGACCACAATTTGATTATACCACGATATTTCTAAGAATCAATCATTTGAATTTACTGCAACTTCTCCGATTTTGAATACTGAACACCTGTAATATGGGTCGTTTTCGCCATCACCCAGCCACGCACTAAGATTATACATATATCCATCCGACTGTTGTTTTATAAAACTTGTCACTTTTTTTCTGGCAATTGCCTCGTTTCTAGCAACTACAAAATACGACGCTTCTCCGTGTCCATTCGGTTGAAAACAAAATAATTTCATATTCACCTCTTGCCTATTGTAACTCGTAAAAGTCGTTTATGGTATACTATAAGTGATCTCTCCTCTCAATCGGCTCTCCGTCGCATATCAAAATGGCGGGGAGCCGACGAGTTAATCAATAGACTTGTTCCATCTAGTATCCGGCTCCACTTTCGTAACGCAACTCTTGACCTCGTACCACCTGCCGAGTAATCGCTTCATAACGACAGTCTCGCATGATTCGTCGTCTATCGTCTTTACTTCCTTGCAGAGTTTCAGTAGTAGTTGGATGATGGTGTTCATATAGTACTCATTATCCACACAACAAGAAATATTATAAACCCACCGCATGTAATCATGCTTATTTTTGTGTATTCCCATCCCGCAAAAACATCTTTCCTCAATTGATTTATCGCATCTCCGATATATGCGGTGATAACTGACACAAAAAGAAATGCCAAGCTGATTATGAGATATATATTCATGGGATAACCCCTCCCAGCCATCCCCATAGAATCAGGACAGCCAGCGCAACGTAGACAACGGCGATAACCTTCATAACGTGGCGCACAAATTCATCATCTGGTTTCATATCACCTCCTCTTTGTAATAACCATCAGCCGCTTCGTTTATCATCCGACGTAATTGGGTGTCCACTTCAGCGCCTCCGGCATGTACCCACGCGTCTACGCCTCCGCGCTTTAGGAAATATAGCGCCTCGATACGCTGGTTTCTAGTCCCGCATTTTACACACCTCCCGGCGTCGTTTATCATAGCCCTTATAAGATGCCCTACTTTTTCCATAAATTCACCGTCGGATAAATCTCTCTTTGGCGGCATCTTTGATAGCGGGAGTTCCTTGCCACGATCTGGAATGATTCTGCCTATCGTGTCATCTGATAGATTGAACCTCTGCGACAGGTAGCAGATAGGAGCGCCCTCTTTTGACAACGCAACCATCCTGTCGTTTCTGTCTCTGTACCACTTGGCTTGTTGCTTCACTTTTGGCATGAGTCCTCTGCTGGATAGATAGAAACAAACACATTTCCTGTCCTTATGTATTCCGTGTACGCGCTAGGCGCAAATATGCTTTCGGGTTTTCTCATACACTCATATTCAACACCTATTCTATCCCCGTGAGTTATTGCTTCTAAAATAATTTTATTGGCTTCTTCTTCTGAAACAGCTGCGTCATTTATTGTTATCATGGCTCTCCTCTGCTGGTTCCGGGTATATCTCGCCATCCTTGGTGACTATCTTTATCAGACGGCAGGAGTCGGAGTATTCAACATAGTCTGATTTGTTTTGAAATGAGTCATAGCCCAAACCGCACAGACTAACAATATCAGTTGAAAGATGAATCAAGCACGGGCAATCATCACACTTTACTCTTGGCATCTCACTAACTCCTATTCGACCAAATCATTTACAATCTCTGCTTTTTTCCAGCGTTTGATATTAGCGATGTTGAATATAGCTGGATTTTCACCAACAGACAGGGTAACAGAACAAAATTGATTATTTGTTCTGTCGTAAAACGCAAGTTGTGTGCAACCATCAATTTCTATGACAACAAGCCCTGTTTGGTCTGGCATTACTGGTTCAAGAATTACCCACTCACTCATTCTTTCCTCCTCTCACTAACTCCTCTATGTGTCCAGAATAGGTTAGACGGTATTCGATGTAATCATCGAACTCTTCCGGCGCGATCAATCCGGCTGATTCAAGCGTCCTGATATTTCTGACAGAAACCCCGCGCCAAACATAACCACCGAAACGAACAAGATAATGAGTAGCACCCATTTTTCTAATTTCGTCACCATCCTCCATCCGTTTGAGTATCTCCATCAGCGCCGGGGATTCCAGCACCTTCATTCTCGCCATATCTCGTTTGTTGTAGGTGAGACGTTTGAAGTCAAGTTTGGCTTCATCAGACACAACCGCAATCCTTCCGTGCTCACCTTCAGAATCACCACAAATCACTTGTAAGTCTTTGGAATCATTCTCGATGGTCATTCGACCCCCTTCCAGATCGCGTAAGCCTCAGTCTTTTGACGGGCGGTGGCGTGAATCAATCTGAACGCCCCCTCTGCTGTCATAAAATAGTTGTCTGTTTCTGGTGGCACACAACCAATAACCCTGATGAGATTGTCGATATACTCTTGTCTCTCCCCTTCCGGCACACTATCCTCTAACTTGTATGCCTCTCTGATGTCGTTGGGGTAGTCGGGAACTTCAATAGCCTGCGCCATACTAGAAACTTGTCCATTACTATCGCGTTTCTCGCTCCAGTAGAACAACTCCCCACCATTGGCATAATCCCGCCATGTGTTTATCCAGTCACCGTCTTTGGCAACCCAAACTTCCAACCCCTCCCCCTTCGCCACCGCTATCCGTAACTCTGAATCGGTCATCTGTCGTGGGGAGGTCATTGAATTCTCCTAACTTCATGGGTATGAACAAGTTTTAGTTTTGTGGCTGTTGTTGAATAATCCGGTATAAAAATTTGGATGTAATCTTTCTCGCACTTATGCCCAGTACACTCCAAAATTGCGCCGCAATGTGGGCATTTTGGAATCCCGCTCATTCCACTTGAATAAATCTTATTTCCGTTTATGCTGTATAAACCATGATAGCCAGTTATCATTTCAAACACTCCTTTGCGCGGGAGAGAAAGTCTCCAATGTCTGACGATGCCTGTTCTAAATCAAATGCGCTTTCCTCGCAATCAACATGGACGGCGTCAAAAACGATGTTTACCTTTTCAAATAGTATTGCTGCATCCCCCACCAGTTCGCGGAGGGAGGCGTTACTTTTCATAATTGCCGTAACATCAAGAACGTCGCCACATGGTATAGGTCGTTCCCTTTGCAACTTCTCTATCTCGGTGAGGGCGGCCTTCATTTCGTTGTTGAACACCCTATGGTCAATATACTTGTCAATCATTGCGTTGTCGTTTTCAATCCGTTCCTTAGTCCATTCTGTCATTTCATCACCTCGTAGTATGTGCTGATAGCGGTACAGAGTTCAGTGTCGTTCATAGAATACCTCCGAGATAACATGTTCGCCGTCCAAGCATAGAATGGTCGCTGTGGTTGCGGTTCGCTTTACGCAAATCCCGTCCAGATGACCGATTTTCAAACTATCGCCAACTTGTGGAAGACGGCTTTTGTTGGATTGCGCCAATGGCTTCCGTTTCTTTTTGTATCTATCAAATCGACTCATCCTTCACCTCCTACACAATCCGAAAGTCTCTTACAGAATCGACCACGTCCAACTTTTCATTCATTTCTTCTGCGCTCCTGGCTACGATGTACAAACCGCCAGCATGAATGACCGCCACACTAAACTTGACCTGCGCCTGGCTAAGTTTGCCATTTGTGTCTTTGACCTCGATTGCCAGAAACCTTCCGTGATAGCAAGCGATTATGTCTGCCGTTCCTTTTGGCGCTCCCTTGACATAATGAGATACGTTGCCAGAGTTGACACGAAGCGGAAGTCCGCCACGTAAGCGGATCAGTTCAAGTATTTCAGTTTGGATCTCGTGTTCTGACATCACTTCTCGCTTTCGGGAGGAATTGGTAGCCACTTGGAGACAGTTTCCCATCCATAACCGTTCTCGTAAAAGAGCCCGTCGTCCATCAATATAGCCACTAAACTTTGTTCACCATAAAGTGAAACGAGAACACTTACGCCAATTTCCGGCCAAGTTGATTTGTCGTTCTTGTCAAACGGTATCCACTCCACCATAGCCTTGTAGCGGGAGAGTTCGGATTCCAACTTGTATTTCTCATCAAGCGCTTCGCGGTAACTTTTCACAAAGGCGTCGTTATTTTTTTGAAGGCCTCGCATTGCCTCGTTTTGCCCAACAACCACAGATACAACGTTCTCAATTCCCGCATTTTCAACCCAACATTTTATCGCTTCGCGCTCGCTCATTCCCCATCTCCTTTCAGGGTGGACATGAGAGCATTGTGTTGATCAATATGCCGCTTGATAAATTCATCTGGGTCAGTCATGCAACCATATCCATTCCCGGCAGAAATACTATCGCAATTGGCATATTCAATCAGTCTACTCGCCAACCTCTCCGCGTCCTCTGTCAACTTTCGGATGTCCTCTGCCTGTGATGCTATCTGTGATTCGAGGGAGGATTCCAGCGGGCGGGTGTTCCATTTCGCAACAGCCTCTTTTTCAGTTTCCCCTAGCGCATTAATCATGCAGCCTGGAGTAACACATTCAACAATGTGTATCCTTCCATTCCCTCCATACTGGATGTTGTAATGCTTGTCGCTGACCGAGTATTTATATTTGCTCCATACGCCTCCGAGATGATATTTTGCTTCGCCCCCACAGCGCGGGCATTTCTTGAGTTCGCTCATCTTACCCTCCCTTTATACGGCTGATGAACTCGTTGGCGGCGTGGATGGCTTCGGAGCGGGACGTGTCGTAACTGTATAGGTTCAAATTAAACTCATTAAATCCCGGCATTACTTTCGATGGTTTTTCGTACCTGACGATTAAGCACCTAATTCCAACTTCAATCTTCCCCTTCACCCCATCCAAATCCATCAGTTGTTCTTCGGGGAGGTCGAGGAGAATGTAGCGAGTGGCCGGATTATGCACATACATTATTCTTTCGGCGACCTCTTTTGCAGAGAAATCCTGCGGGAATTGTACGGTGGCACCATCGTTGTGTACGCTTAGTACAATCCGCCCCTCAATCTCCTCTGCCAACAACTTGTGCTCACTTACTGAATACCATTTGTTTGATTCGAGTTTCATGTTATGCCTCCTCACCACCACTTAAATTCATTACACGGCTTATGCCACATCCCAACGGCCTCAGAACACGTCCACACACCACCAGAAAAAAACCTACAATCGTGGCACGCAACTAACTTATTCTTTTCCGCGTCTCTTTCATCCCAATTCTCAGGCTCTTTGAAGTCATGCGCCTTTTCGTCGTCTGGAATTTCATCCGTAAATTTATATGTTGACATTTATCCTCCTGTCTCTGGTAACTCAAAATAGACATAATTCATCCACTTGTAACCTTGTGTCGGCTTTACGCCGTAATAACGCTCGTACATCCTGGCGCAGTCATCTATAGTTTCCTTGCCAACTAACGCATAGGCTCTCATTGGCTTTGATGGGATGTCCTTCGTGTGGTTGACTTCGATGATGGTCATGGAATCATCTCTGCGCGGGTGTTCTGTGCGTCAAGAAAACCATCATCAATTTCTACGACAACTAAATGGTCTTCAAATTGTTTTCTAAGGTCGTTTAAGTCTCCCCGCAGTCGATCAACTTCCTGCTTCAGCGCAAATACACAGTCTGAATGGTCGCTCCCGTCGTGGGGGAATCCGCATACTTTACAGGTCTCGTGTTCCATAGTCTCTCCTCTTTCTGGCAAACTTTGCCAATCTCTAGTAACTATTTTATCACGATGTAATACAAAGGTCAATACCCCATTCCCTGCCTAAGATTAGGGAACCGCTTGACCTTCAAGGGGAGCGATTCATACCACCCTATCACGTCGTAGCCTCGCTCGATCTGCCGTCTTGCAAACTCCAGGGCGTGTTCCGTGGTGTCCAACTTGCCTGATTCATGGCAACACGTCCAGCCTACCAGCTCAATGTTTATGTCCGCGTCTAGAAAATGTTTATGCTTCTGCGTAGGCTCTATGCAGTGGTGACGGGTAGGCGGATTGTCAAATGAAAACGGCGCACCGCAGTTCTCACACGCATACCCACGTAGAGCAAGGAAGTGAGATACGGGGTTCAAAATAGCCTCATTTGTTGTTGGGCGTCGTGAATACGCTTTTCAGCGATTGCGAAATATCCGGGGTCAATCTCGATTCCGACAAAGTTTCTACCTGTCTGGACACATGCGACGCCAGTTGTGCCAGAACCCACGAAGGGGTCAAGGATGGTGTAATTCTCATTACTCGAATGCTTGATAATGTTTTCAAGTAAATCGACTGGCTTTGGTGTAATGTGTTCGCATCGTGGAGCTATTTCATAATTCCAAACGCTATGATGCATTTTCTGGTTATTAAACGTATAGCGCAAGTCCTCATACTCACGGCGCAAGTCCCCATACTCACGGCGCACGAACTCATTTTTTACTGGTAGTTTTTCCAGTGCTTCGTAAGTTTCTTTTGTTGGCATATCCCATTGACTTGAACCCCATCTGAAACAATGGTCTGCTTGTTGTCCTATCTTTTCGAGTATTTCAAGTTTTGTCATCCCCAGCGCTTCTTGATAATCCTTGAAATACTGGCGAAGCGTAGGAAAGTTATTCACATCTAGTTTGACGGTTGTCAACCCTGTTTCGTCTTGAAATGTGTAAAACAAAAGATATTCTGCCATTTGTTGATAATTTCGCAATCCTTCGGGAACCACAAACCCATCAAGAAAACCTTTGTTACTAGCACCGTCAAATCTCTTATTCCAGACAATAAACTGTTTGAAAACAAACTTTGTATTATTCCTAATCCATAACATCAAATTGGCTATCTGTTCCATGTCGTTATGGAAGAAATAAAAAGAGCCATTGTCTTTTAGCGCCCTTTGGCATTCTGTAATCCACAAACCGCACCACTCAATATAGTTATCTATCTTGTCCCATTCTGCTTTTCCGATGTTGTACGGCGGGTCAGTAATCACCACGTCAATACTCTTGTCAGGGATAGACTTCATCACTTCCAGACAATCTCCGCATATCAATTCTACGCTCACATCATCCTCGCAATCTCTTGTAGATACGGGAATCCCTGCTGCCATTGATTAAATATCCGTGTAATCACTTACCACCGGCCTCATGTCAGCACCAGACACTTTGACAACTTTTCCGCCTGTCATCCGAGAAGAAAGATAGTGCAACTCCACGGGATATTCAAACGGACTCAGGTTGCTTGAAAATACGGTGAGATACTTTTCGCTGTTCCTGTACCGATGATCTACCAACTGGTGAAATGTCTGCAGCGCCCAATCGGTCAAAGATACTTTGTCAATCTCGTCAATGCACAAAACTCGGATATTCTGATATTGTGACAAGAAGTCGTTTGTCCTGTTCTGGTATCCAGAGCGAATGTCGTCAAGAATATCAGACGCGAGGGAATAGACCGCCCGAACTCCGATGCTGGTAAATCCATTCACGAGCGACATGAGCAGGTGAGTTTTCCCAACACCAAAAGAGCCGTGATATGTCAGAATACCCTTGCATGATTCGTTTTCGCTTAGAACAAGTCTCGCGGCGTCCAGGGCGGGTTTCTTCTCTGACAACACACCATTGGTGTTGAAGTTTTCAAGCGACTTAGATAGACAAGCGCCCGTCAACCCGCAATTGGATTTCAGCCAATCTATGACGCGTCCTTTCGTACACGCTGGACAATTTTCTACGATAGTCTCACCGGAATACCACCCTGATTTTGAAACGTCATCGAAGTCTAACCACTTACATTTCCCGTTTGGCGATCTATACGGCCCGCCTTGAATCTTATAAGCGAATACCGTCTTTGCGCCGCGACAGTTGGGACACTCGTTTGTCCCTTCGATGTAAAGCGGGACGGCTTCGTTTCTGCGGATCATCTCTTGAGTTGCGTTAGTGTATTGGGTCATTAGAATAGCCTCATCTGCTGTTGTGCATCCTTGATTCTCTTTTCAGCAATTGCGAAATATTCTGGGTCAATCTCTATTCCGATGAAGTTTCTGCCTGTCTGGACACACGCTACTCCTGTTGTGCCAGAACCCATGAAGGGGTCGAGGATGGTATCACCTTCGCGAGTGTTGTTCAAAATTACCCATCTCATAAGAGATGCTGGTTTTTGAGTAGGATGAATGGCGCCATCGGTCATTATTGCCACCCGATTTAATGTGTATATTCTTAGTGCGCCTGAAAAAGATGTCCACGCTAATTCACCATCGGATTGATTTATTCTTTGCCCTTTATCCCAAACTAGCCATTTTGAAGTTGCGGGCAAATAGTCAGCAAAATAATTGCCGCCCCATATAACTTGATTTTGTGAAACTCTTTGGATTTCATCAAACACCTGCTTATCTGGTCTAATACTATCCCATCCCTTAAACTCATATCCCTTGCGCCCTCCATGAACGCCAGACGATTCTTTTTGTCCATCCTTCCCTATCCCGTAAGGCGGGTCAGTAATCACCACATCAATACTCTTGTCCGGTATCGACTTCATCACTTCGAGACAATCACCACAAATCAATTTGACGGTCATTTATTCCCCTTCCTCAATTCCTCACGAAGTTTGTTTATCTCTTCCTGGGATTGCTGCTTGAAAGTGTCTTTGGATTTCACGGCGGGGATTTCGCCGGTGGCCGCCCATTCGAGTATCCAGAATGTATTAGACTTCTGGTAATTCTGGCCCTGCTTATTCTTGCGCTTTATAGACTCTAGGTAGAACGGCCTCAGATGGTCGGCCATTTTTGCGCGGTCATTTATCTTGTGTTTCTCGGACAACATCTTTATTGTTCGCCTAACTTCGTTTACTCGTTCTGTCGGGTAGAATCCTGTCACTCTCAGAAAGGCGTCGTCACAGAATAGATCATCGGCGGGTTCGTATTGGTTGGGAGGATTTGATTCGTATTCGCCTGTCAATGGATTTATGGGAGGGATAGAAGCAGCGGATTCTACTTCTTCTCTACTCTTATCTGTTTCTGTTTCTGTTTCTTCTCTTCTCTCCGTTACCTTTTGTGACATATCCGTGACAGGTTCGTGACGGAACTCCTTTTTGTGTTTTATTTCTCGTGACAATCTTTGTCGTTCTGCTGGTTCAAGTGCCGCTTGACGTTCTGCAAACTTTCTGATAATCGTTTCGGTTCCATTTGTCACAAGATATTCGATTGACAACAACTCTTCAAAAACTGGTTTCCACCATTCAACTGACCTGCGGGTATAAAATGACACATCTTCAATTGAAGGTATCTCGCCGTCCATGTCAACTTTTTTGGCAACTAGCATCAATTCAATCATCCCTAATTTCGCCGTGTCAGATAAGCGGTGATACTTAGGGTCTTCAAGAATTTCAGTATACAATTTAAGCCAATACCCGGCCATATTTTACTCCTAGTAATCTATAACCCTTTGATCTGTTACACTTAGCACAAGCCAAAACTAGATTTTCCTCAACCGTATCTCCCCCATAACAAACGGGAATGATGTGGTCTATCTCGAAAGGTATAACATCGAGACCGTTATAACTACCATGTTCTGTTTTAGTATTTACATTCTTTGGATTTTCTATTATACATGGTCTTCCATAACGCCTTATCGGCTGTCCAATTTTCCCACAATACTGGCAAGTGTATTTATCCCTTTCGTAAATTCTTTTTCTTAATTCAATTGGTATGTAGGCCATAATTCCGCTCCTAGATAACAATCAGCCGCTCTCGTCACTGATAACGTTTGCTTAGGACGTATGACGAAAAGCGGCTGGTTGTATGTTATCATTCCGTCCTAAGCAAATTCATTATACCACAACTCGATTTTCAAGCTACTCAAAACGGTGTTGTCTCTTGGCGCTGCACCGCTTCAAACGAGTCGCCAGTCATCTCAATATTGGCCTGTGTCTTGCCGTCTTTCTCCCAAATCCTGACGGGCGTGAACCGCCCGCGCACGATCAACTTCTGGCCTTTGGTAATCGAGTTCGCCTGTTCTGCAACCTCACCCCAAAATGACACGCGCACCCAAACGGATACCTTATTATCGTTTTCTTTAGTACCGCTTGAATAGGTTGCAACGGACACAGAGGCGACAGCCTTGCCCTCGGGGGTAAAACGAAGTTCCGCGTCGCGCCCAGCATTACCGACGATAGTTACAGGTGAGTCCATTATTTCGCCTCCGCTTCTTTTTTCGCTTCAACAAACGCCATCTCAAAGTCACCGCCGCAGCGCTCCAGCAGCGCCTTGCTCTTGGCTTCATCCCACTTCAAGGTAATGCGCACAAGTTTCCAGTAATCGTTTGGGGTCGTCTTGTCGGGAACAACGATGTTCTCTGGCTTTGGTCTTTCCTGCTTGTGGTTATCGTTGCCGTCTGTGTCCTCGTCGCTATACATCCCCAAAATAGCGGAGTATGAATAGCGGCGTAGGTAGGTGATGACCGACCCGGCGACCTGCGCTAACGACTTTCCTTTTTCGTCACCCAGGGGCAGCGATACGGTGGATTCGATGAACTGGCCCGACTGGTGCATAAGGATCGTTCTCACTCCGAGTTGCCCGCCTTCATTGGTGGGCAACTGCGAGATAGCCAACCCGTTCTTCGCCAGGACAGGTTCGGCGGTCTGAATCAGCGTTCCCAAGTCTGCATACTTGTTATGCAGGAATGGATTGACCGCGTTCATGGGGGCGGGTTTCATTTCGGCCTGCGCCTTTACAAGTGCTGATGCTAACAGATCAATTTTTTCGCTTTGCATATTCTCTCCTCACTTCTCTAAGTATTCCTTGACCTCTTCCAGATGTTCATCCGGCTGTGTTTCTTCCTCGATGAACATCCGCTCAAACTGCCTGTCTAACTCGGCCTGTGCGCTGTCGTCTAATTCATCTGCCATACAACACTACCTTTTCGCGGGAGAGAAGGGCATAATGCTTATCAAGCGTAGGTCTTGTTTCGCAAGTACATTCATCGTCTTCGCAATCCCATGCAGGACAACCGTCGTAATGTCCTGCGACATTAGCCAATCGCTCTGTATCTTCAACCAGCTCTCCGACCAGTTTCTTTAGGCGGTGAATCTCACTGATAGCGGTTTCCATTTCATAATTTGAAATAGTCTTGCCATTCACGAACTTTTGTTCTACGCTGTCCTCAAATTCCTGATTCCATTCTGTCATTTTGTCACCTCTCCGAATTCAGGAGTTCTTGTGTCCATCGCTCCCTCATCTCGCGCTCGTGTTGTTCGGCTTTCAATGCCCTGTTGAGCGCGGTGTCCACCTCCATGTTGACCGCAAGATGATCCTCTCGCAGGTCGATGGTCATGTCGTAATCCCGCCACGCTTGCTCAACTGCTAAGGCCGCATCTGTGACATAGCGCGGCGTCTGCTGACCTTTGAGAGTGTACCGACCAGGTTTCCAGTCGTGCGTGGTCGGTTGTTCTCGTGTGTAACTGCCTATCGCTAGTGCTACCATCATAACCTCACTTGTCGTTTTCTGCTGCCCAGTCTACAACGCCGTCCTTGATTGTACCGACGACTGGGATTGGTCTTTCGGCTAATACTTCCTGCCGATAAACTTCTTGGATACCAGCCTTGATGACATCCGATTGCTTGTGACCCTTTGAAATCAGGTAATCAAGCATTGACCGTTCAAGATCGGTGGTGCGGAATGTTACGATGTTATTTTCTGCCATAAGTCTCTCCTCTAATCTAAAATGTCTTTAAATTGAATTTCTAACCAACTGGCAACTTCGCTAAAATTTGTTGCGCGGAATGACCGCTCATAGGCCTCACTATACCTACCAGACTGAGCAACGCGCCTTGCAAAATCAAGATCGTTTTCGGCGTTTTCTTTTATTTTATTGATTGCCAATTTGATGCGTTCTTTTGCTATTTGTTTATCCATAAGTCTCTCCTCTATTAGATTGCGCGTATCTCGTCGCGCCCCGGTTGGTGGATTAGAATAAAAGATTGACCTTGCCGTATTTCCCGTTGCCCAAATCGGCGATTGCGTATCCGTGGCGACCTCTGGTGCAATAAAGCCAGACAATTCCATTTTCGAGTTTTCGCTGTTTGACTTCGTATTTGTTGCCGTTGATTGTTAGTGTCATCTTGTCATCTCCTCATTTCTTGAATTCATTATACAGACATGTATTACAAATGTCAATAGGCAATATTGACCAATATCACCCCCTGGTGGACTTCAGAAACGCGCATAGTTTATCATAGCGATTGATTGGCGCAGATAGAGAAAACGACGTAATATCATCAATTGAGTATATTTACCTTTAGAAAATTTACGGCGTTCTGGTGGCTTCTAGGGGCGACCCTTGACTTTACAATCCGTGGTAATAACTTTACAATCATGCTAAGTTAAAGCAAAGACCGCCCCGAAGGACGGTCTCGCTTGTTGTGGACAGTTGTTTTATGGTTTTGGTCGCTAGGCGGCCAAACCAACCTTGACAAGAGGAGGATCGTGACCCACTGACAGGGCTACGGATTTTTTTGGGGGATGTCAGCCCCGTCCGTACTTTCCTCAAACACACAACTTAGTTGCTCCGGTAGGGATACGACCCCGTTGCCGTTGGTAAAGTCGCTTGCGACTTCGCCGTTTACCAGGCCTTCCGTGCCTTTGACACTCGGAGCAGTTCGGTTGGCATTAGCGGTCAGTCGAAACTTTAGGCATGTCCAACCATCGTGATACTTACTATGCAGCCAAGTTGCCTACGCAAACGAACCGCTTGATGCAGCCCTCTCGACCACGCTTTGATTATACCACAAACAAAACCGCCCTACAATGAGGGCGGTCTGTTGGTCATGTAGGTTACTCGATAACTTCTTCCGCTTCTGGTACGCGATAGCGGTTGAACTCTTCCATAACGGCGGCTTCGATCAACACATCCAATTCATCTATGTCAATCGCAAGTCCCCATCCAGCAAGAGACTGTTGGGCGGCGTTGATAGCGTAATCCTTCTTGTCGAGAAGCGCGTCGGCAAGCCCTACCTGTTCGGCGGCTAACACGGCTGAAGAAACGGCCTTTTTGATGATGTCAAGCGTGTTGGAATCCAGCACGGCTTCGGCGGCGGCAATCTTGCTCTTCACCCACTTGATAACAAATCCTACGATAACAGCCACGAGGGGCGGCAAGACTAACTGCAAAAACAGATTGAGAAAGGTAACTCCAAACTCTTTCAAGACTTCCATATATCCTCCTTAACTAAACTGATAGGTTTCCAACATACCGTGCTTGTTGTAATATTGCTTCAATGCCACGGAAAGTTGGTCATTGTCTTTCTTCGCGACCATCCGCATATCCGGCTCGCCGAACAACTCATTGTACTTTGCCAGGATACGAAGCGCAACGTCTTTCGGCTTCTCCATTGGAACGCGGATGTCTGCTGGTTCTACCAACTGCAACGCGGCGTCGATGTCTGAATACACTCGTTTCTTCATAAGCCTCCTCTCTAAAATTGACGCGGCGGAGTATCAATATGCTCCATTGCGTTTACGCACATAGCCGCGATTTTCCTTACGATTGCCATTGCCTTTGGATTCGCAACGATCCTGTCTTCTCTTGATAGGATATGTTTTGCTTCAAGAAGATAATCCTCCATGTAGACAATCCACTCCTCTGGTTTTGAGTGTCGCCATCCAGCCTCCGCGTTTCCTTGTGGCCATTTATTGTTTTGGTAATCGCGCTCACCATCTATCAACTTGTATACTTCGTTTCTCTCCATATTACCTCCTCTCTACTAGATTATATCGCTAATGGCTGTAACCCTGATACGGTCATCCTGTAAATAGAATTTCAGCCATATACAACCGTTTGGTTTTGGAGCCATGCCACTTTCAACTTCAAACCCCTCAGATCCGTTCTGGTATCCGTTCTTGTATCCGGGGGTTCGGACGTGCCATTGTAAATCCTGGTAGATAACGCCTTTGTCTGATATGCGCTCCCTTGCGATAGGAACGGTATACTCCTCGTGATTGTGGCCGTTCCAGACAATCGTAGCATCAGGAAGGTACACCGCCTGTCGGTTCGTCTGGATAACGCCGCGAGTCACAGGAGCCGACCCGCCACCAGCACCGTGGAAGTATTTTAGGTTCGCAGTATACCGCTTCGTTTTATTCCACGTAAAGTTGAATTTTACCCATCCGCCATATCCACCCACTGAGATATTTGACCCGCACTCTTGGTTGAGTTTATAAGCAAGTCTTTCTATCAAGTCTGTTGAGTGGTGGCGAAGTACAGACATTTCGTGATTGCCCTTCGCAATCATTACCATGTTCTTGGCGTACTTTTTGTATTTGTCAAAGAGTAGGTTGATTAGGGAATCAAAGTAGTTGTTTTCTTTCAACAACGGTAGAAGTTCGCGGTATGATGCTCTTGGGTCGCGCTTTCCCTGCATGGCGTCAAATAGATCACCGCCTTTTAGGATGATGGCCTTCTTGTCAAGCGCCTCTTCCAGATGTTGCTTTTCTAATTTCGAGTTACAAAATGGACTATCGGAATGTTCATCAGATGATAACATCACCCATTGTTCCCAGCCCGCCGCGATGTCGTCAAAACGTAAAGTTACAACATTGTCATAGGATGTTTTCTGCAATATCTCCTCCGTTCTCTATGTAGTTATTATTGCACATAACAAGAGATATTTCAACCCTACTTGACGACGCCAAAGAATCCCATGATTGCGGCAACGGCAGAGACAATGACGGTGGTTATACTGAATCCCTTTACCCGGTTGTCAATGTTGTCCACGCGCTCGTAATAGGTGATGTCCTTTTCATCCTTGCATTTCTTCCACTCCCTGACCTCTTTCATAAAGTCGGCCAGGGTATCGGTATATTCTGCCTGCGACTCTTCCAGGTTGTCTATCTTTCCAGAAAGGTGCATTAGCCATTCTTTTGTTGATGTCGGGCTTAGGCTTGGGATGTCGTTCATAATGACTCACTCCGTTGGGTATGTCTTGCTATGTCTAATGGGTTTTACAATAACGTCTGGTGTTTTTGTAGGCCATGCAATCTTAGGTGGTTCGGGTACAACTAGCGGATTTATCAAGAGTAGATCAATCGGCTGGATGGCTTTGTCAAGGTCGATGCTCAGGCTTTCGGTTGTGCCATATAATCTGCCATTTCCCTTATCTGTTAATTGTTGAATATACTCTTGCAACCACGGCCCCGTTTCTGGCCGTTCAAGTTTGTCATAGTTGGTAATCCACAACGGACAATTCACAAAATTTCGGAAGTAAAACTTATACTTCTGCGTTTCGTTATCCCATTGCATGTGTTCCGCAATCGCGTTGTTAGTGTATATCATCGGCCATAAGTTAGTCAGGCGCTTGTACTCTTGTACGAACTCCCATGCTCTGGCAACGGCCTTGTCAAAATACTGCCAGACGTGTTCTTCAATATCCAGACATCCTATCAGGTTACATGAATCACCGATGGTATCCAGATAGAATCTGCATTGCTCCGCGCCATCTTTGAGTGCGTCAAGAAAATGGTACGAACCGCGATAGATAAGCGGACACGACTCAATGTTTTCCTTGAAGCGCGGATCAACAAATAACTTATGGGCATCTGTGCAATCAGTTGCCTTCAGGATAGCGAATTGAACACCCTGATTGACGGCTTTCTGCCAGTCCATTTTGCCTTGCCACAAACTGATGTCTATTCCGTATGTTGGCATGTCTTTTCCTGTCACGAGAACCAAACTACCTGATTGCCGCCCACGCCGTATTCATTATTCGGAGGGGTAAAACTTGTTGTCCACCTTGCAACGCCCTTACTAAGTCTAAATTCATCCAGCCAGCCGTTCAAGTTGTTGCCCGTTGCGTATTGTCCTATGTTTACAGTACCCGTAAAGTTTGGAATGGGACTGTCGTCTAGCGCCGTTCCCCACGCTGAACCGTTCAGATAGAACGCATATCCAGCCGTTCCATTCCTGACCACAGCCATATGATACCAAATTCCAGTACCAACCGCCATGCCTCCGGCCTTGTTGGAATATGCGGTAACAATATTAGCGCCGCCAGTCCTTACCTGGAAATATAGATCATCAAGAGATGACGCATAATAAAGACCCCAAAATTCACTTGATGATTGATACTGTTCTACGATACCCATGGCGGTAGCGTTGGGGTCTGCCGCGAATCTTACCCAAAAGTCAATAGTCCACTTGTTCGATGCAGAACCGTCGTCTAACCACCAATCAGCATGATCCGCTGTAGTGATGTAATCCCCACTACCATCGAACAAACCGCTGGCAACTCCTAATTTTCTTTGCGCGGTATCAAGTTGCGCGTTACCTTTTGCCGTCCAGACTTTCGACGATTCGTCAGTAAAGACAGTCCCACCATCCGCGCCGTTGAAGTGTAATAGTGACTTGGTATAAGAATCATCTACTGCCATTAACTCACCGCCGTCTTTTTACCGCTAACTGCGATTGATAGGTTGACGATAGTTCCCGCTCCTGTCACGTAGGGAATGAACCAGTCACCCTTCGAGAATGTTGTAGCCGTCCAGCCAGTAAATGCCGTCCCCTCGTATCTATTCGTTCCTGCTATTGCTGGTTTTGTTGCTGTGCCAACAATTGAATCCGCAGTACCAGGAGATGAACCGAGATTAGCATACGTCTGTTTGTAAATGTCAATCGTGCCGTTTCCATTCACCGTGCCAGAATACAGCCTCACCGCTTCAAGCGTGGCATTGAATCCAAACTCTACGCCGGGATACAATACCGCAGCCGTCGGGTTAGACACAATGTAGGTGAACGAGAAGTCGTCGTCAATCCATGAAACGCCCGCGTTGCTACTGGCATCACAGACCAACTTCCTGCCGTCTGTGCTTACAGGGAATAGCGTGCCACCGCTTGCCGCTGTGCCGATTGCGATATTGCCCTTATCAGAGAATATCGCCAAACCAACATTCTGCACGGTTGCTTTCTTTGTGATAGGTGCCGCGCCGGGATCGTCTACGATTACGAGAATATCATCATTCTCGATTGCGGTTAGTTCTGTTAATGCTGTGATTTTACTGTCTGCCATAATTTACCTCTTGACTTCTGTAATACGTTGTGCTAAGATAAAAGCATAGAAAAGGAGAGTTCAAATGAAAAAGAGTTTTAGAATCCTATTGGCAACATTGGCTACCCTAGTTGTTTTTTATATTGTGCTTTCGTCGTCAAATTTCTTTTTCCGTGTTCCCGTTTGTAAAAATGGCGAATTGGCCGAAATAAGGGGAGAAAGCGCTACGCAGCAAGAAGTAAAATATGACGATAAAACAACTGTTTCCGTTATTACCTACACAATTTATGTCTGCCATTAACTAGTCCTCATAATAAAGCAGAGCGCATAATATGGCGGTAGACTAGACGCACTTGCCGTGTTTCCTACCGAATGAGTATGAGAGCCAGCCGATCCAGTAGACCCCGAATATGTGTGGGTATGAGATGACGATGCCGCCGCATTAATTCCGCTAGCCGCCGTAGTTGATGCGCTTGGGCCGCTTGTTGTTCCACTAAATGAATGTGTATGCGAACCGCCAGAACCAGTAGAACCAACAGAGTGAGAGTGCGTTGCAGAACCGCCAGTATCGCCAGGATTATAAGTATTCCCAGCACCTATCACAAATTTATCTTGTAGGTTCGGAGTAACAACTGTTCCAACTGTTCCACCATCACACAATGACCAGCCCGTTGGTATATCGCCTTCTGCACCAGACCACATTGTAATTACGCCGATAGGAACATTGGTCGGACTGATAATCGTTCCGCCCGTTGCCTCTAATGCTGCTATGCGCGTTTCGTGGTCTTGCAGGTCTTGTACTAAAACATTCCAGTCGGCATCGGCTTTGATTCCGTATGCGACAGCCCTTTCTGTTGGAACTGTATAGGTCATTTTATCCTCATAATAAACTTAACCGCATTATAGGGCGGTAATCCTGTGTTTGCGTTTCCTGTATCTGGTATAGAATGGTCGTGAGAGCCTCCACTGGAGACGTTTGAATTTACATAATGGTTATGAGACTGTGAAATCGCGGTTGAACCAAGTGCTTGGGTATTTGAAGAAGAAGCCGAAGAGGTCGTAAACGATGCAGAATGGTTATGGCTGCTAGATGTACTTGTGTCACCCATCTCGTGATTATGCGTATTCAACCCGCCCGTTGTTGCTGGTGTATATGTACTCCCCGCCCCAACGATAAAAACATCTCGCAGGTCTGGCGTTCCACCCATGCCATCGCATAGATGCCACTTGTCTTCCAGCGTTCCTGCGTTCCCCCAAAACATGAATATCATCCCAATCGTCACGTTGGCAACTGTGCCATTACCAGAGTACAGAGCGTTCAACCTTGTGTTATGGTCAACGATATTCTCAGGGAATTGGTTATACATATCCGCTGTGATAAACGTGCTGGTTTCTAGTTCGGCCTGTGCTGTATATGTCATTAGTACCCCAAATAGGTGGTAACGCCCAACTCAGAGCGCCCCGCCGTTTCCAGTTCCCAGAATTGATAGATGTCATCTGCCGCGCGAGAGACATACCACGTGTATTCAGCGACTCGCATGTTGTAAATCTTTGCGCCTAATCCGTTGATGAAATAGTCTTCATCCACGCCGGATACAGTTTCTGTTAGGCGTACACGAGTGCCTATGTCACACAACATGAACGCGCCCATCAGACCGAATGATCTGTTGGCGGTGAATGTGACGCTGTTTATCATCGTTTTTGGGTCGGACTTTCTGGCAACGATAATATTAGTCAATGCCGCCGCGAAGGTCGGGTCATCCTGGTATTTCATATCCAGAGACACAACATAAGAACCATATTTCGACTTAGCCGTATCGCTCTCTGCAACGTAGGTAATGGGATCGTAGGTGTAAACACCCTTGCCAATAGCACATAACTTTGTTATGTATCCAGTTACTGTTCCCGTGTTGGTAATTGTTCCATAGTTGATTGAGTCGGAGCCGATTTCAACCGTCAAGGCCAGTAGACTTGTCATGTCCGTACCTGTGCCTGCGCTTGCCGCGTTCATAAGGTAGTGAGTTGTGCCTACCGTTGCTACAACGTTTAGGCCCGTAACATAAGTTGCCGCGCCGTCGGGATCGCGGAATCTGCCGCGCAATCCGCTAATCGTTTCCCCTGCGTCAATCTCGATAACTTTGTCAAGGTTGAATAAAGTTGTGTTCGCTGCCGCGTCAATCTTTCTGGGATAGCAGACTGACTTCGCGGTGGTGATGATTTCCTCGCCGTGTGAGATGGTGGCGGTCTTCATTTCGTCTTCAAGGTCAAGCGGGATGGTTTCGTCGAGGATTATCTTGTCGCCTGTTTCTTGAAGTAAAAATTCTCCCGTTTCCATAAGCAGGAATCCGCACAGGTTTGTTGGCTTTGCGACTTCATCCGTTGGTAAGGTGTTGGAACGGGTATTCTTTCCTTCGATGGCTAGAATTTCATCGGAGAATTTATCGTGCTTAATATAGACCCTTCCCTGCTCACTAACAGATGCTTTCTGGAACTCCGACATGGCCTTAGTGTGTCCGCCCTTCAAGGTATCAAACACATACGGGAAGGTGAACTCGCAATCTGATAACTCGTAACCCATGGGAGCGATAGGCATGTTGGCAACAATCAGCGTACCAACCTCTGCCGCCGTCTTGTTCGTGGTGTATTCCGGCAGATCAATCTCGTGGATGGCGGCTTGTTCCATCCAATCCAGAACGGTTACAAGTGTCTTTCTTTCCCCGTATCTCAGGGGTTGCGGCTTGATTCCATTAGGAGGTATCCTGCCGTAAAATAATGTCTTAGTGTCATTTTCGTAAACCGCCACGAGTTTTATCTGCAGCCCTGCGGCGAATCCAGAACGGCAATTCGTATTTCCAGGTGAGTAGTATCCAACCAGGCCAGCAGAATTATTCTCGGAGTTGTCAAAACACAACGTCATCTCCCCCGTATCCGCAACCCTATCGTTTACGCTATTTCCCCTGATTCCGTAAGTATAAGATATGGGATGAGAGTGGCAGATGTCGGAAGAAACATCAGTCCACTCTCCCAAGTTTCCTTGCAACTTGGCGTAAATAGTAATAGAGTTGAAGTCTACTGTCATGCGTTGCCCTGTATAACCGCGTCTCTGACCGACCTTGCAATCTGATCGGGAAGGGTTGTCAGCATAGCCATAAACTCTTTGACCTCTGGACTTCCGCCGCTATCTCCCCTGCCGATGTCCACGTTTTCACCAGACGACGCCGCAATCAAGAAGGAATCATTCGGGTATCCTGGGGGAACGACCATATCAAGGCCAGATGCGCCATTAGCACCAGGTATAACTGGTCCGGACATTGCGTCTTGCCAATATGAGTCTGTGCTTGCGTGCTTAGATGGACTTCCTTCTGTTTTATAAACCGTTTTAATTGTCGTTGTTATCTGCGATGGGATATTTCCAAAGGCAGAGATAAGCGCATCGACCTCTGACAGAACGGCGTTAGAACTTGCGATAGCCGCTTCCGAATAAATGCCCCATTGCTCGCCAAGAGAAAGCAGATAGGCCGTTTCTTTTTCGTCTAATTTGCCATCAGCCGCCAGCCGTTCTTCCAATAAACTTAGAACAATTCTTCGGGTGGCTTCTTCAACCGCATCAGCGGACTTACCCTGCAAGTCCATGAATTGCTCGACGGTTGGAAGTAAATCCTGATAGGAAGTGTATACATCCGAGTTTGCGCTTGCGAGTCCGTTTGTGGCTTCGACGTTTGCTAACAGGTCTGGATTCAATGCCATAATCTTATCGGCGAATTTACTTACCAACTCAGACAGGAGATTGAAGCCAAGTCCAGTTAGCGCGGTTGTTCCCAACTTGAATAAATTTACATCCGCTTTGGATGCTTGGTCTGTTATGTAGGCCAGAACGATGTTGAAGTCCGTCAGGATGGGCATAGCGTCTTGACCCATTGTGTAGGCCATGCCCTTTACAGAATCTTCTACCGCATCCACAGACCGCTTGTAAGCGTAGGTTACTTGTTGTGCTTCTTTAGTTACAACGAGATTATCCGCAATCGCGGCGGTTGCGGCGTCAATCCCGTCCGCGCCGACTTCTAGCAGTTTACCCATCGCCATGCCAGAACGCCCGAAGTTTTCGGTGAGGAATTTTGCTTTCTCGGCGGCTGTGCCAAGTGAAAGATACTGACGGGATAAATCCTTCAACCCTTCGATTGACGTATCAATGCCCTTGCGTCCTGCGGCGGTCAAGGCGGTATTCAGTTGCTCTTGTGAGATAAATAGATCGTCAGCCGCTTGAGCCAGGCGCGACATATCCTCAATGTTGATGCCCGTCATCCTAGACATATCGGTCATGGATGAAACATAAGCATCGGTGGCGTCTACCGAACTTCGTACATAGTCAATGAATTTCTTTACCGCAGTAGCGGCAAGCATGAATGCTCCAGCCGCGTCAATAGAGATTCCCGTGACCTTCTTGAACTTGTCAGAGAATTGCCCCATCGCGGTTTTAGAGTCAGTCAAACCCTTATTGAGCTTGCTTGAATCCGCGAATATCTCGTAGAACAAAGAGCCTATCTTCGTCGCCATGACTGCCTCTGCGGTTTGTGCGATTCTTTATACTTGTTTACGGCGTCGTCTATCTGAAAATGGTTGTGCAAATCTTGTATGCTTAGAGAGCGGACATCTTTTAGTGTCCACCCGAAGCGTTCACACATTGACCATTCCCAGTATTCGTGAGGAGCGGGTGCGCCATAAAATGACTGGAACACCCGCTTACTCAGTTTGGGTCAGAGAGCGGATTGGCAATCTTTAGGACTAGAGCCTTGAATAGCATCTTGTACTCGCCCATTTTCATCTTTTTGATTTCAGCCGGGTCGAGGCCAGTAATCCTGCCAATCGTTTCAAACTCGCCTTTTTGGGAGAAGGCGGGGTTCTTTACCTTCTCCCAATCTTCCACCGTGATCTGATTCAGGTCAAATGTAATTTCATCCCCATTTGCCAGAGTGAAGTCAGCCATTAGTTAGTTCCTTCGGTGCGTGCGCCGTTCTGCTGGAATGAAACCGAGGTGGTAACAGCATCCGAATACGGATAGCCGTAACTCACGCCCAAAGAGATGGCGGGCATGGTATATTTCGGTTTGGTCGTGGCGGTTCCTTCAGGACTCCAGACTAGCGTACCCGCGTTTCCTTCGTTCAAAGTTGAATACATAGCCGTGCCGGTCAAAGCCGTCCCGGTCTGCATGAGTGCTTCAAACTGCGCCTGCCCATCTTTAGGCCCGGAAATGTAATTCTTGTTAGCATCAGCGCCAGCCGTTGTTTCGATCAGGTCGATTGACGGCGTATAACTAAACGTGCGCTGATCCCCGGTGAGAGTATAGGTTCCGGTTCCATACTGCCACTTGACATCTAATGCACTACCAGAAAAGTCAGCCATTTATTACTCCTTTGATACTCTAATTCGATATACGCCGCCCGCGTTGTAAATCCGTTTTCCGCTTGCGGTTATTTCAGTATTTTCAATCTCTGTTTCCCGTGCGCTCCAAAAGTTAGTCCATCCGGTTACTGTGATAGTCGCTCCTTGAAATAGATTGTCAATTTGTGTGGCTATGTTGCCAGCAGCCGCCCCGCTTACATTTGTGTACCCCCTGATATACATGAGGTCATTCACAGACCTGCGAGGAGTTAGGTTGTCATCCATAGCCGACTGATAACTAAACACGACATAAGGCAGGGTCGCTTCATCCGGCGCGATGTTGAAATAGACTGACGCTGTGCCATTTAGTAAAGCGGTGAGAGCCGTACCCTGCGATAGTTTTGAAAACACGGCGCTTGATAATGCGTTCATAAGATTATTGACTCCCATTCCTTGCCGGAGTTATATCGTTTGGAAACTTCCTCGGCAGCAGGGGTTAGGTAGGGTCGCTCCCCACCTTTCCTAACGGCACCAGGATATTCGACATAGACCGCATAATTCACGCACGCACCCACGTTGGCATATCCTTCCTTCTCTGGAATTGGGAACGGTTCAGTTTCCACTCCTGGTTGCTTGCTGTTCGCTTCACCAGCCGCCTTTGAATAACCATCCTCTTTCGATGTCGCGGTGTAGATCGAGTTCTTGAGTGCGGTTGTGTCCCACGGTGCTTTATTCTTTGCGAGTTCTTCAATCTGAAATGCGGCGCGTCTAATCACAGCATCCACGTTTGTACCCAACTTGGCTGCTATTCTGTCACACTCTCTGGTGTCTAATCTAACTTGATTCACACTCGCTCCAACATGCACCTAGTAGTGGCGTGCCAACTTCTATCGTCGTAGACTGTAACCACGTTGTAAGTATCATCATCAAACTTGACTTGATTCTTTGTGGTGATTACTGTGTCATAAGGCAGGGTAAGAATTACTTGTGTAAACGGGATATAACCACCTCCTGCCTGCATTTCCTTGCCGCCTTTTATATCTAGTCTACAAATAGATGTGCCTACCGTTCCCCATGAGGTAGAGAATCCGCCTTGCCCGTCTGACGTGTTCGTTCCAGACAGAATGTAGCAAGTCCCCGGCATGGTCAATTCCAGGGTGTCGCGCATCCAAGTCAAATCGCTGTCAGAAAGTAAACTCATGTATCACCGCGATAGATCGTGACCGATTGGATAGGCTTTAGCCCGTTGTAATAATTCGCCTGCGCCATATACTGCGCTCGAAGTTGGCTGGCCTTGATTGAATGATTGTCAGTCGAGAAGTCGAACCGTTGTGCTACCTGCGCGGCCTTGTTCTGCCACACTTCGGCAGCCGCCCCGTAGAGGTCATACGTTCTGGTCGTGATGTAATAAGCCGTGCCGACCTGGTTTGCGGTGAAGGTTACAATTCCTCGTGCGTAATCCACAGAATAGCCACTCGTACCAACAGACGACCCCGCCGATGTTTGCAGATATGTGACAGTCCCTTGCTCGATGTCCTGTAATCCAGAATGATACTCGCGGTATGTCACAGACCCAGCCATCTGCCACGGGGTGACGGTGAGCGGGTAGAATTGCACATCCGCTCTGTGATTGTCAAGAACGGTTTGCAGTTGGTCGTCTGACCAATACGTAACCGTGGCGATTGAATAATCAGCCGTTCCAGTTACTGTCATTGTTCTCAATGACGTTATTAAATCTGACATTCCTGTTCTGCTCATACTCTAAACCTTATATGGTCGTCTAGTAATTTCTTTTTCATCATGGCAATCCTGTTCTTTGCGTTCAATCCATGCCATCCGATGATTACGGGGTTATTGCACATATTCACGTTCACGGTTGCGTTGTACCTGTCGTCCATTTTGAAAACCAACTCAGGATACTTCTTTGTAAGGTCGTTGAACGCTCCCTGCTCCATCCACCTTTTATCGCCGGGGTACGCATCCCACCATTCACGCATAAACTCTTTGACGCCATCGCCATTCTTTACAAAAGTAACTCCAACATTCAGGTGGGCGGGGATGTTATTGGCGTTATGCTCACAACAACCGATAAACTTATCTGTAAATGCTTCTCGTAAATCTGCCTCGAAGTCAACCACGGCGGCGTCTGTGTCAATCCAGAAAACATATTCATAACCTTTTTCCAGACAGTCGAGGATCATTTTTATCTTGTGCCAGCCGCCAGTCTGTAATGGTTTCTCGTTGCAGTAGTCACCGAAATAAGCGACGTAATCCATTTCGTGTGCGCGGGAATAAGCGGCGTGTCTCTGCATGGTCAGTCGTAGCATGTCCGAGAATAAACCGCTAACGTCTGTGTCCGGCGTGTATGCCTGCTGTAAAATAATTGCATTTCTCATTTCAAACTCTCCTCGATGTCTTTCAGTACAGGCTTCCAATCGCGCTCATAAACCAGATCGGCGTCATATTCGAGTGCGCCTTTACGCGCCTTTTCTCTGCTGGACGGGTGCGCCTTTTCAAGTTGCAACTTGCGCTCGATTGCCTTGACATCAGGGAAGTATTGATACGCACCTTGCGCGGTGTAAAACGGGTGGGTGTCTGCAACGTCTATCTTGTGACCGCTAAAACACAACTCACTCATAGCCGTCCAGTCGCCAACGATAACAGGAACACCGCACGCCTGCGCTTCGAGAATTGGAATCCCGAATCCCTCACCCATCGAGGTTAGTAAGAAAACATCCATAGCAGAATACAGGTTCGCCATGAACTCAGGCGGTGCGCCAACGAAGGCATAGTACGGGTCTGTGAAGACAACATCCTTGCCAATCTGCAATCCGTTTTGAGCGCATAACTCTTTGAAGTGAACCACGCTACCATCCATGCCCTCCCCTGTCGAGGTGTGCAACAAATACAGCGCGTTCTTGTGAGTCTGCTTGAAAAGAGTGAAGGCTTCAATCATTTCAACAAAGGCTTTACGAGAAGGACTCGCGCCTTTGTTCATGCCAACCGTGCCGATGATGTATGCGTCCTTTGGGAGTTTTAGGTATTCGCGTGCTTCTTGTTTGTCTATCGGATGGTATTGCTTTGTATCTACTCCATGAGGAATATAGTAGCAATCCAATCCGGCTTCATGCGTTTTTTGTACCCCATACTTGCTCATTGCGATTCTGCGGTATGCGTGCGATAAACGATCTCGCACAGCAGGTGGCATGGGGTTGTGGTCTACGGGATACCAGGGAATCCAGTGAAACCCATAAGGTATCGTTTGTGTTTCTATTACCCACGAGTCTGTCAGCGAGAACATAATGTCCGCACCAAACCTTCTCGTGTGTTCTCCCCATATATCCTGTCCGTAAGGGTGAAGCCCGGCAGGAAATACAGGAATCCCGTTGTAATTGATAACGTTCCCAGACAGTCCAGCGTATCCGATAATTGCTGGGTCATGACCGTCTGCTTTCATCCTGGGTACAAACATATTGGTCTGTACACCATATCCGCTCGACCACCACGGACAATTTGAGAGCCAAGAAAACTTAAGTGACATGATTTCCCTTTCATGTATCCCGTTGCTGGCTGGCAGGGGTGGGATATGCCCTTTTCGAGTCTAGACTCTAGCCAGCCAGTTTTATTTCTACCGACCCATTACAGCGTTGAAGAACACAGTCAGACCGTGAGAATCACCGTTGACGGCGGTTCCGATAAGACGCGCTCCAACATATTCGCCGCCATCCACCCAGCCATCAGAGATGGTGATTGAACGGACGGTGCCGGCAGTCCACGCAGAGCCAGCGGCAAGAGTGCCAACGGTTCCATTGAGCGCGGCCTGTGCGCCACTCGACATGGTGACGAGTTCAAAGTTCCATGCAGAACCAGCAGCGAGTGCAAGAGTTGAAACTGCAAACGCCTCGGTAATGGTAATGCCGCCACCCTTTGCATCAGCGGGCGCTTTGTAGAACGGGTGAATGGCAGTACCAACTGCGATAGTACCGACGTACTTGTAGGTGCTATTGATATGATCCATTATTTACTCCTATCCAGCGGGCGCAGTAGCATCAGCAAGAATCTGCACACCCAATTCAGGGCGCCACACGCCTTTGGCGTAAATAGCAGACATCACGAAGTCATAACCCCTGCGTTTCACATTGCGGTCAGGTTCGATGCGGATAGGCTGGCGCCAGTCAAGCGCGAAAGCATTACGCGGGAACACGCCACCATAGAAGTCATCGGTTGAATTAGGGGATGCGAAGACCTGATAGATGGGAACGCCCATGAAGTTAGCGACATAGCCGCTGCGGGTCATTTCATCGGTGTAACTCGGAGCCTGTGCAAGCGAGGAACCAGCGACAGATGCAGCCTTAGCCAGAACTGCATACTGATAACCATGAAGCACACAAGCGAGAGGAACACGAGAGTTTTTGTTGGCGTTGCGTGCCTGCGCGATTGCAGCGGCCACCCAAGCCCAGGTAATGGCGGTGTTGGCAGTACCAACGGTTCCACCAGTCAGGCTTGAGAACAAACCAACCAGATCACCTTCAACCTTATCAGACGCGGCGAGGCCGAGTTCTGACGCAACATCGGTGATGATATTTTCGGGCAGCATGGAGGCTGCGCGGGCATCGGAAACGAAGGCGCCAAGACCAATTTGTGCGGGGGTCAAGTCCTGGTCAGCCGACGGGGTGAAGGTGCTTGACGTGATCTCGTCAGCGTCACTCACTTCAACCGCGGTCAGTTGATTGTACTTATACCCACGGCGCACATTCATTCCGGTCTGATCGCGGAAGACCGTGACCAAGTTTTGCATGGTCGCGGTTTCACGGACGACGAAATGGGCGTCTTCTTCGATGCGCTGGGCGATGCTTGAGACATCACTCCAAACGTTATATCCAGCAGTCATTTATTACTCCTTAGAGTCCCAACCTTTTCCGCTTTTCAGCATCAGTTTCGGTTCGCTGTTGTCCACCGTTGGGATTAGTGGCGTCAAGTTGCGGAGCGTTCTTTTTCGGTAAAGTTTCCAGTATTGCCTTTGCGTCTGCTTCGATTTCTTCTTTGGTTTCACCTTGCAGGCGCAAAGCGAGCGATTCAGGTAAACCAACTTTCACAGCGACGGATTGTTTCAACGAGTCTACTTTTAGCCTGTGATTCTCGGCTTCCAAGTCAGCGGCTTTCTTCTGTGCTTTTTCAAGGTCAGACATGGCGGCTTCTTGCCGTTTCTTTTCTTCTTCCTCGAACTTCGATAACTTCTTGTAGTGCCGTTCCGCTTCCTCAGTTTTGTTTTGCGCTTTCCGTTCTGCATCTGCCAGTTTTGCCTTCAACGATTCAACCGTCTCAGGGGTTGTCTCAACAACCTTTTCCTCTGGTTTTGATTCTTCGACCATCTCGGTCTTTTCGGTTTCTTCTGCCATCTCGGCTATCCCTTTCTTGACTTAAATGCAAAATACCAGCCTTGCGGTTGGTTTGATACGTTTATTTAGCGTTGGCTATTTACGTTGGAATGGCGTCACGCCACTAGATAGATTATACCACAAACGTTCTACAAAGGTTATATTAGCGCTTCTTTTTCTTCGGCTTCTTGGCAACATCGAGGGCGATTGCGACGGCCTGCGCGTGGCTCTTGCCCTCTTTTTCGAGTTTCTCTATATTCTTACCGACGTTCTTCTTGCCTTTTCCTAGTGGCATGTCATAAATCCTTATATGGCGTAACTGATACCATCGAGCCGTATACTTCATCTTCCCGATGGTTGACTAACTGATTGAAACTAATGTCCCCGTTATTCAACAACTCCCATGTGTTATTGCCGACGACGTTCTTCTGCTCCGCCTCCGACAGGGAATTGAAGTAAACCTCGCCTTGTCCGGCGTAATCATTCCCGCCGCCGATCACCTTTGGAACGGCGTAGCATTCCCCGTTGTAATGGTCGTCTAGCGTTTCATCGTTGCTGTGTTCTGTGCCGTGTAAGGCCATGCAAGCCGCGCAGGTCTCAGGAGCGAGAACAGATACCCAAATCCAGCCTTGTACAACGTCGGAATTGGCAACGTATGAAGCCCTGTTCGCCTCACGGTAACTGTATATCTGAACGGTTCGCGTCATGCGGAGCGAGTCGGTCAAGCCTATCCCCAACTCTTTAGTAATCATCCCGGCGATAGTCTTTGGGTTCGCTCCGAAGGCCACCTGGTCGAGGATGGTATTAGCCACAGCCTGCGCTCGTGTTGGCGCGAGTAACTCAATCCGCTTCATCAGTGGCGAACCTTCTTGCATGTATCCTATCAATGCTTCGATAGCGCGTGGATTCAATGTCTTCCAGGTTGCAGCGAGTCCAGGGTTCTGTACCAGCACCATAGACTTGGCGTCCACGATCCCGTATTTGATAGCGGTTGTGCTTGTCTGTCTCATCACCGTTTCAGCGTATCCGCTAAACGTGTTTAGTTCACGTTGTATCTCAGAGATAAGCGTCTTGTATCTTGTGAGTTTGGCAATCTGTGAACGAGTAGGATTCTCAATGGTAGATATTTCTAAGGCTAATGCGTCAATGCGCGGCAAGAGACGTTTATACATATCGCCATACGCGGTGATGATCTGATTCAGCGCCTTTTCGTCTGCTCTTGATAGGGCATCTCGTAGCGCCTTGACTAAATCCACAATTGTCTCAGGCTTTGGCATTAGACTTCCTCGAATTTCATACTGACTGGTTTCCCGTCAACCATCTTAGTTCCAATCCTCATCGCCGTTTCCTGCTCGTTTGATTCAATGACCTCTACCAGACAGGGAAGGTTATCCGATAGCGCCTGTTTGACGACCTTCTCAATCTCGTTGTCATTCTCGATCAAGTAAGTCTTTATGCCGTATGCTTCGGCAACCTTGCGAATATCAGGCAGGGTGAAATCAGGCTCGTTGCACCCAACATAGTGGCTATCAAAATACTTGCGCTGTGTATTCATAATCGCGGCATAACCGCCGTTTGACAGTACGAAAAACTTGATTGGAAGTTGCAACCTTTTGACGACTTCTAGCTCTTGGATATTCAACTGGAAACCGCCATCACCATTGACACAAATAGTCCTGCGCCTGCCAGAGCCTAGACATGCGCCGATGGCGCCCGGAAGTCCAGTCCCCATAGCGCCCATAGCGCCCGCGTATGAAAAACGCTGCCCGTATTTGACCTTCCATGCCTGCCAGATATGGTTGGCACAAGTTGACGACATGCCCGGTGAGATTACGTCATCCTTTGTGCATTGGTCGGATAATACTTCAACTAGACGGTAGTTGTTTATCAATATTCGTTTTCCTTTTGCATTGCCTTGCACTCTTTCAGCCACGCCATGTACTCGCCGTCAACTTTCAGCGCAATTAGGAAGTCTTTTACGTCCGCGTTTACCTTCACCCATGAGTCGTCAAACTTCGCCAACTCTGCCGGGTCGATGTCCACGACGATCTTCTTTGCCAACGGTGCGAAGGTTGACAACTGGTAGGCGGTCTGGTCGAAGTCTAGTTTAGTGCCGAGTACTAGGATGAAGTCACACATCTGCTGTATCTTGTTGGCTGCTCTCTGACCGATAGCGCCCGGCCTGCCACAATATAGCGGATTATTGTCTGATAATAGTCCTAATGACTTCCACGTTGTCAGGATGGGGCATTTGAGACTATCCAGAAGCGCGTAGAACTGTTTTTCTGCGTTACCTGATATAATCCCGTATCCTGCGAATATAACGGGCTTAGAAGCCTTCCT